GACCTTCGGCTACACCTACAACCTGGACGGCTATCCGGTGGTCGAGGAGCCCTACTACGAGCGCAACACGAAGACCTGGTACTTCCCGGTCACGCGTTCGGAGGCTCCGGTAATTGCGGCGTCGACGGCTGGGTACTTCATCCAGAACGCGGTCGCCTGATCGGCAGTGCAGTGACCCGCGGGGCGAGGCTGGACGGCTTCGCCCCGCTTTCACAGGAGCAGTCCATGCGGTGCATGATTACCGGTTCTGTGCATCACGACGATCGTGTGCTCAACGTCGGCGACTACCTGGACGCGGCGAAAGAGGTGGTCGAAGCGCTGGTCGAGGCTGGCGGGGCTGAGCTCGTGGCCGAGCCGGTGAAGGCCAAGGCGAAAGCGGACAAGCAGCCGGCTTTGCCGGCGGAGTAAGGGGGCGCGATGGCGATCCAGTTTTCGACGGCTGTTCGCAACGCGATGCTCGACGTAACTGAGTCTGTCCCGGGCACGTCTGCGGTGTTGCGGATCTACACCGGCTCGCCGCCGGCTAACCCGGCAGCGGCGGCCAGCGGCACGCTGCTGGTCAGCATGAACCTGCCGAGCAACTGGATGGCGGACGCCGCGTCCGGATCGAAGGCGCTCGCAGGCAGCTGGACGGGGACGGCCAGCGCGGCTGGCACGGCGGGCTACTACCGGATCTGGGACTCGGGCGTCGCGACCTGCCACGAACAGGGGACGGTGACCGCCCAGGTGCAACTGACCACGAACGCGCTGACGGCTGCGAACGGCAACGTGCTGAACTTCGCATCCACGACCGGCGTGGTTGTCGGCATGAACGTGTCGGGCACTGGCGTGCCGACCGGGGCGACGGTGGTCGCGGTGGGCGGCACCACGGTAACGCTGTCGGCGACCTCGACGGCCGGCGTGTCGAACGGCGCGACGATCACATTCGGCGGCGACATCACGCTCGACAATACCAGCATTGCCAGCGCGCAGTCGGTCACGATCAACACGAAGACGCTGACCGCGCCGAACGCTTAACGGGGGCAGACGATGGCCGATAACGTCACGCTGCCAGCTACCGGCGAGGTCGTCGCGACCGACGACATCGCGGGCGCGCAGTACCAGCGCATCAAGGTAACCGACGGCTTGGCGGACTCGGCGGTGCCGATGCGGGTGCAGGCGGTAAACCCGCTGGCTGATGCGGCGGGCGCGGTGGTGCGTCAGGCTCCGGCTGACATTTGGACCGTATCGTTCGGGCGGGTGGGCTCGGCGCTGATGGAAACCGACCGGATGACGCAGCGACGGCTCGGCACCGGAATGGGTGTGTCTCAGGCGAGCGGAAACATTCTGCTGACGACCGGCACCTCGACGAACTCGGAATGGCTGGCGCGATCAAACCAGCCCTTCCGTGGAGCCTTCCTCGCGCGTCACCGGGTCACGCTGTCGCAGCGCATCGCAAACAACAACTTCGTGGCGATGCTGGCCGACCTGATCGGCGAGGGTCTGTCCTGCACGATCAACAGCGCGACGAGCATCACGGTCACGATCCCGAGCAACCCGTTCACCGCGGCGAACGTCGGACAGTCGATGCTCGTAGGTGCGATTACCGGTGCGGCGGGTGTCCCGGGCCGGTACACGATTGCGTCTGTGTCTGGAAACGACGTGACCTTCAACGTCGCGAACTGGCCGGCGTCTGGTTCCTGCACGGTCGATCTGTTCGGGTGGAACTACATCCGCACGGTCTACAGCGGCACGACGCCAACTAACGCGAACGTGGACGCGCAGCGCAACGGCTGGAACAGCGGCGACACGACGGCGACGATCAACTCGACCGCGTCGCCCGGTCACCTCATGCAGGTCTACGCCGACGGCCGGAACACCAACTGGTCTGATACTTTGGTCGCCTCTGGCACGACGCCGGCCGTCACGACTCGCGCGAGCCGCGTGGAGAACCTGCCGGACGACGACGTCGCGCTGTACTTTTACCTGTGGTCATATAATGGCGTGAGTGCGCCGGCCAGCACGACCACTTGGACAATCGGGCACATTGCCGTCGAGGACATGGCAAACGTTCCGATGTTCTTGGCTGGCGTGCGCCCGCTCGGTCAGCAAGCACCGCTGCCGGTGGTTCAGCAAGGGACAACGACGGTGTCGTTCACGCAGCCTGCGCTGGTAGCTGGCACTGCGGCAATTGGTGACGTCGGCCAGCAGTACCGTGCCAACGCGACCGGCGCGGCGTCGGGCACGCACATTGTCTCCGCTGCCACGACCAACGCGACGATCGTCAAAGGATCACCCGGTCGTGTGGTTGGATGGTCTTTCGCAAACACGAACGCGGCATGGCGGTACGTCAAGCTGCACAACCAGACGACCACGCCCACGGCTGGCACTGGCGTTGTGCGAACGATTGCGATCCCGCCCAACGGTGTAAACACGTTCAAGATCGAAGGCGGCATCGCGTTCGCAACCGGCATCGGGTTGACCACTACTACAGGCGCAGCCGATGCGGACACAACCGCTGTCGGCCTGAACGACATCGTTGGGGATTTGTTCTTTGCATGAAGATCCGCCTGCTTGCCGATTACGCGCTCGGCGATGTCCCGCTTCTCGCCGGGCAGATGGCTATCGTCTCAGACGAGGACGGGGCGGCGATAATCGCGGCTGGCGCGGCAGAGGAGCTGGCGGAAAACACGCACGGTGGGTTCGCGGTGCCAATGCCTGTTTGAGGGATAACCGATGCTGATCCTGCTGCTGAACCAGCCGGCAACCGGCGGCGGGCGAACCGGAAATTCAAGCGTCACGCTCGACGCCGTTACCGGCGTTTCGGCTGGTGGCGTCGCGGTTGTCGGCGTCTCCGCGCAGACCCTCGCACAGGTCGTTCAGGCATCGGCCGGCGGGGTCGCGATCGCCGGCAATTCGGCGCAGACCCTTGAGCGGTTCCTGCAGTCGGCCACCGGCAGCGGGCTTGCCAGCATCGCCGGAAACTCAGCCGTCACGCTGGACGCGATCTCCGGGGCGTCGGCAGGCGCGGTGCAGATCACCGGCGTGTCGGCCGCCACGCTGGCCGCAGCGCTCGGATCGGCCGCCGGTGGGGTTCTGGTACGAGCAGACTCCGCGCAGGCTCTGGGCGCGTTCCTGGGGGCTGCTGCGGGCGTGCTCGGGCCAGTTCCACGGGTCGGCGACAGCAGCATCACGATCGCAATCGTCACCGGGGCCGGATCCGGCACGGTGGTGGCCGGCGCGAACGACACCGAGGTCGCGGTGTTCTTCGACACTGAGGCCTTTGCCCGGACTGTCACCTGGGGCGGCTTCACCGCGCAGGCGATCTTTGACGCGCCGGACGACGACATCCTGTCCGCGGCGGCACTCTCGACCGAGCATTCCGCGCTGATGCGCGCCTCGCAGCTGCCTGGCATCGGCCGCGGTGCCACGCTGACCTGCGGCGGGACGAGCTACCAAGTGCGCGAGGTTCGCGCGCTGGACGACGGGAAGCTGAAGCTGCTGTCGCTGACCCGCGTGTCGGGGAACCCGGCTGGCGACAGCGGATTCTTCGGCGAGGATCTGACGGCGTTCTTCCTGACGCCGGACTTCGCGGTCACGGCCGCATGGGGCGCGCAGACGGGGCAGATCATCTTCGACGCGCCGTCCGAGGACATCCTCGCCGGCCGGGCGCTCTCGACCGAGTACACGGCAACCTGCCGCGACGACCAACTGGTCGGCATCGCGCGCGGCGCCACACTGGTCGTGTCCGGGGTGAGCTACACGGTGCGCGAAATTCGTGCCGTGTCTGCGGGTAGAATCAAGGTTCTGACCCTGACCAAGCCATGAGCAAACGCGAACAGATCGTGCAGGCAATCCTCGCCGGACTGGTCGGCACGACCGGGGTCGGCTCGCGCATCTTCCGAAACCTGCAGGAGGCGCTCACGCGGGACGAGTCGCCCGCGCTGGTCGTGTCCTACGCAGGGGAGGATGTCGGCGAGCAGTCGTTCGCGAACGGTCAGACAGAGAAGCGGCTGCAGGTTGTGGTGGGCGTCTACCAGCGTGGCGCTGACCCGGATGCGCTGGCAGATACCGTGTGCGAGTCGGTTCATGCGAAAATGATGGCTGCGCCGACGTTTGGAGGCCTCGCGCTGGACATCAGCGAGGCTGGTACGACCTGGGATTTCGACGAGGCGGACCAGACGGCGGTCATGGTCTCGATGCGATACGTCGTCTGGTACCGCCATTCTCGAAACACTCTGTAAGGGGAAATCATGCCTCTGCTCTCACGCAAGCGCGTACTGCTCGCCCGCATCGAAAGCACCTACGGAACCGACCCGGTTCCCACTGGTGCGTCACACGCGGTCCTCGTCCGAAACATGGACGTCACCCCGCAGGAAAACGATCTGGTCGCTCGCGACCTGATCCGGCCCTACCTGGGCAACTCCGAGCAGATCCCGGCAGGCACGCGCGCGCGCGTGTCGTTCGAGGTCGAGATGGCCGGGGCTGGTACGGCCGGAACGGCTGCGCCGTGGAGCGCGCTGATCCGCGCGTGCGGCTTCGCCGAGTCGCTGGTCGCCGCGAACGTCACCGGCACGGCGCAGGCAGGCGCGGCCAGCACAATCACGCTGCACGCGGGCGCGAGCGCGGTGGACAACTTCTACCGCAATCAGATCATTCGCCTGACCGGCGGCACCGGCTCCGGCCAGCGGCGGCAGATCATCGCCTACAGCGGCTCCACGAAGGTCGCCACCGTCGCGCCTGCGTGGGCCACCACGCCGAACGCGACCAGCACGTTCCAGATCGACGCGGGCGCCTACTACTCGCCGATCAGCGGGCCGAGCATCTCGTCGTTCCCGTCGGTCACCCTGTACTTCAACGTGGACGGCGTCCTGCATCGCCTGACCGGCGCGCGCGGCACGGTGTCGATCAGCATGGAAGCCAAGCAGATCCCGGTGTTCCGCTTTGAGTTCACCGGCATCTACAACGCGGTCACCGACACGGCTGCGCCGACGCCGGTCTACACCGCCTGGCAGACCCCGCTGGCCGTGACCAACATCAACACCACGCCGTTTCAGTTCCACACGGTCAACGCGGTGATGTCGTCGTTGTCGATCGACTTGGCGAACAGCATCGTGCATCGCACGCTGGTCGGCGGTTCGGAGTCGGTGCTGCTGACCGATCGCGAGCCGGCCGGGAACATCGTGGTCGAGGCCGAGACGGTGGCGTTCCGCGACTGGTGGTCGACCGCGCGCAACGTGGTTCTGTCGAACCTCGACGTCACGCACGGCCTGAACGCCGGGAACATCGTGCAGGTCTACTCCGGCGCGGTGCAGGTCACGAACCCGAGCTACAGCGACATGGACGGCGTGCAGATGCTGAACATGGGCCTGGTGCTCTCGCCGCCGACCGGCGACGACGAAATCGTGATCTGCGCGAAGTGAGGGCCGCCCGATGCTGAAGATCTCGCAGTCCGCAACCTTCCGCTGGCCGGTCACCGTGATGGTGCCGGTCGATGGCGGCAAGCACGAGCCGGCGTCCTTCGACGTCGAGTTCGTGCGGATGCCGCAGTCGCAGGTCGTCGCCCTGCTGTCCGAGGTGCAGGACGGCAAGGTGTCGGAGGTCGACGGCCTGCTGCGGATCGTGCGCGGCTGGGCTGGCGTGGTGGACGAGAGCGGAGAGGTTCCGTTCTCTGAGGATGCGCTGCGGATGCTGGTCGATCGGTTCTCGACGGCCGGCGCGGAGATCCTTCGGGCGTTCGGTGATGCCCGCAGTGAATTGGCCCGGCGAAAAAACTAGCGGGCGCCGTCGCGCACCTGTTCCGCGGCGGCCGCATCAGCGACATCGAGCAGGATTTCGAGACGTTCGGGGCGCCGCCTGCGGAGTACCTGCAGGGCGTCCAGCAAGCGGAGGAGTTCGATCTGTGGGCGGAAAACGAGGAGCCCTTGAGCGTGTTTCTCCGTCTGCGTACGCAGTGGCGTACGAGCATGGCGGGGCCGACGGGGCTGGACTACGCGGGGGTACGGGCAGCGCTGGCGATGATGCGGGTACGGGTGTCGCCGGTGCTGTTCGAGGACTTGCAGACAATGGAGGCCGCGGCGCTGGCCGCGATGCACGATGGCACTGAACGTCGGCGCTGATTTTCGGCTGAACGTCAACGTCAACGGCGGGCGTGCCGTTGACGACCTGTCGCGCAGCATTGGAGAGGTCGGGCGATCCGCGCAGAAATCTGCTCGCGAGACCGAGTACGCGATGCGGATGCTGCCGGCGCAGTTCACCGACGTCGCGACGCAGCTGGCCGGCGGACAGAACCCGTTCCTGATCCTGCTGCAGCAGGGCGGCCAGGTGCGCGACCAGTTCGGCTCGATCGGCGCTGCGCTGTCCGGCATCGGGTCGTTCCTGACTCCTGCCCGGCTGGCGTTCGGCGGGCTGGCAGCAACGATCGGAACCTTCGTTGCGGCGGCGATTCAGGGCTACCAAGAGTCGATCAACCTGCAGCGGGCGATCGTGGTCACCGGCAACTATGCCGGGATCACCGCGTCGCAGTTTGAGACGGCTGCGGCACGCATTCAGTCGGCGACCGGCGCTACGGCCGGGGCCGCTCGCGAGTTCCTGACGGCGTCTGTCGGCGGAGGTCAATTCGGCCCGGCGTCGGTGGAGGCTGCCGCGACCGCAATGACGCAACTGCAGCGGCTGACCGGGCAGTCGTCCGAGGAGATCGTCAAGCTGTTCGCCAATATGCGCGACGGCGTGGCGAAGTGGGCTGCTGAAGCGAACAAGGCGTACAACTTCCTGACCATCGAGCAGTTCCGCTACATCAAGGGGCTTGAGGAGGCCGGGCAGAAAGAGGCTGCGCTGCGAGCCACGCTGGACGCGCTGAATCAGTCGCTGCAGGGGCGAACCGTGCAGCTGGGGTACCTCGAGACGGCATGGAAGTCCGTGACTGGGGCGGCAAAATCGGCATGGAACGCCATGCTGAACATCGGTCGCGAGGACACGCTGCAGCAGAAGCTGGACGACGCGCGCCGCCAACTGGCCGCGGTTGAAGCCGGCATGAACGACAACATGCGGAAGATGTTCCCGGGTCGCGCGGCGATCATGGATCGCGAAGCGGAGCGGCTTCGCACGCTGATCGCTGACACCCAGGAACTGATGCGGATGGAGAACCGCGCGGCGGCCATGCGCGCGTCGAGTGCCGTGACGACGCAGGCCGCAATCGAACGGGAGATGTCGAAGTCGACGACGGCTCAATCGCAGAAAATCTCCGAGTTCGATCGGCTGCTGCAGCGCTACCAGGATCAGGTCGTGGCGGCGCAGAAACTATCCGTCGAGGAGCAGTTCCTCGCCGAGGTGCAACTGGGCCGGTTCAAGGATCTGAGCTCGGCGCAGATCAATCGGCTGCAGATGCTGGCGCGCGAGGTCGATGCGTTGAAGGCGCAGGCGCAGCTTGAGGAGGACAAGAAAAAACGCCTCGTCGAGCTTGAGCGCGAGCGGGAGCGGCTGCAGCGCGAGACCGATCGCGCCTACGAGTCCGAGCAGAAGCGGCTGGAGACGCTGCGCGAGAAGTACATCGAGCTCGGAGACCCGACGGAGAAGTACCGCAAGCAGCTGGAGGAGATCCAGATGCTGAACGAGCGGGGGCTGCTGAGTGACCAGGAGTCCATCGCGGCGATGAACGCGCTGCGCGAGAAGGGCAAGGACACGTTCGCTGATCTGACGCGTGCGATCGAGGGGTGGGGCAAGAAGGCGACGGACACGTTCATCGACTTCGCGTTCAAGGGCAAGGCTTCGTTCGGCGACCTGGTGTCCTCGATCCTTGCTGACATCGCGCGCATCGCGGTGCAGCGCACGATCATGACCCCGTTGATGACGAGCATCTTCGGACCCGGAGGCTCTAACGGAGGTGCTGAACTGGGCGGCTGGATAGGCTCGATGTTCGGTACCGCGGCACCCTTCGCCCGCGGCGGCGTGGTGAACCGTCCGACGCTGTTTCCGTTCGCCTCGGGCGGCGGCTTCCGCACCGGGATCATGGGCGAGGCCGGGCCAGAGGCGATCATGCCGCTGCGCCGGGGGCCGGACGGGCGGCTGGGCGTGTCGGCGGCAGGCGGATCGACCAGCGTGAACGTGGTGGTGAACGCGACGACCGGCCAGCAGCAGGTCGATGGTCAGGGTCGCGCGGCGCAATTGGGCGCGGCGATCGCGGCTGCGGTGCGCTCTGAGATCATCCAGCAGCAGCGGCCCGGCGGGCTGCTGGCAGCGGGGGCATAATGGCGACCTTCACGATCGCGCCGGACTTCTCGGCGCAGATGACCGAGACACCACGGGTGCTGCGCTCGCAGTTCGGCGACGGGTACGAGCAGCGGGTCGGCGACGGAATCAACCTGCGGCCGGCGAAATGGTCATTGCGATTCTCGGCGCGCAGCACTGCCGAGCGGGATGCGCTGCTCGCGTTCTTCAGGGCTGACAACGGGATCACGGCGTTCGACTGGACGCCTCCGGGGGGAGCGGCTGGCAAGTTCGTCTGCCGTGAATGGTCGATGACGCTCGACAACGCGGCGGTAAGCACGATCTCGGCGACGTTTGATCAGGTATTTGAGTCCTAAACATGCCAGCCACAACGCCTATGGCCGATCTCATGTCGTTCGCGCCTGGCAGCGTGGTCGAACTGTTCGAGTTGGACGCGACGGCCATCGGCGGGGCGATCAACCGATTCCACGCGGGCACAAACGAACTGCGCCAGCCGGTGACATGGCAAGGTGTGGTCTACCAGCCGATGCCGATCGAGGCCTCCGGCTTCGAGTTCACAGGGCGCGGCCAGTTCCCGCGGCCGTCGCTGCGCGTGGCGAACGTGACCGGCCTGCTCGGGGCGCTGGTGCGGTCCTACCAGGATCTGATCGGAGCAAAGGTCACCCGCCGGCGCACGCTTGTGAAGTATCTGGACGCGGTGAACTTCCCGGGCGGCGTGAACCCGGCGGCCGACCCCAATACGCACCTGCCGGACGATATTTATTACGTGGACCGCAAGTCGCTCGAGAACAAGGTGCTGATTGAGTTCGAGCTCGCCGCAGCCTGCGACGTCGCGGGCGTGCAGCTGCCGCGCCGGTACATCGTGCAGAACGTCTGTCCGTGGCGGTACCGGGGCGCGGAGTGCTCCTACACCGGAGCGGCATACTTCGACGCGAACGACCAGCCGGTCGGCTCTCTGGCGCTGGACGTCTGCGGGAAGCGACTGTCCTCGTGCAAGGCGCGGTTCGGGCAGTACGCAGAGCTTCCGTTCGGGGGCTACCCGGCGGCGGGGCTGGTCCGATGACCTGGCGCGACGATGCCGAGCGGGATGCCCGGGACGCCTATCCGCGGGAAGCCTGCGGGCTGGTCGTGGTCGCTCGCGGCCGGGAGGTCTACCACCCATGCCGGAACGTGGCGGCGGGCGTTCAGCACTTCGAGATCGACCCGGCGGACTACGCCGAGGCCGAGGAGGCCGGGACGATCGTGGGCGTTTTTCACTCGCACCCGGACGGCACCGAGGCGGCCAGCGAGCCCGACCGGGTCGGCTGCGAGTCCTCGGGCGTGCCGTGGCACATCCTCGCGTGGCCGGCGAACCGCTGGGGGACGATCGCGCCGTCGGGCTACGCCGCGCCGCTGATCGGCCGTGAGTTCCACCACGGCACGCTCGACTGCTACGGGCTGATCAGGGACTGGTACCGGATCGAGCGCGGGGTCGTGCTGCCGGACTTCCAGAGGCTGAACGACTGGTGGCACCAGGGCGGCGACCTGTACCGGGCGCACTTCGCCGATGCCGGGTTCGAGGCTGGGGCGGACCTGCACCCGGGCGCGGTGCTGCTGATGCAGGTCGCCTCGCCCGTCCCGAACCACGCCGCGATCTACCTCGGGGACGATATAATCCTGCATCACCTGCACGGTCGGCTGTCGAGCCGCGACGTCTACGGCGGGTTCTGGCGAAAGGTGACCACCCATGTCCTGCGCTACGTCGGTTCGTGAGGTGCGCCTGTATGGCGAGCTCGGGCGCCGGTTCGGCCGCACGCACCGGCTGGCCGTGGGCAGCGCGGCAGAGGCTGTCCGGGCGCTGATGGCGAACTTCCAGGGGTTTGAGCGGGCGGTGCTCGAGGTGTCGCAGGGCTACCGGGTGCAGGTCGGGCGGCGGCGCCTGGGCGAGCCGGACCAGCTGCGCGAGCCGAGCAGCGCGACCGAGCCGATCCGCATCGTTCCGGTGATCGCCGGCGCGAAATCGGCGCTCGGGCAGATCATCCTCGGGGTGGCGCTGATCGCGACGGCGGTGTTTTTGCCGGCGGCCATCGGCACGGCGGTGCTGTACGGCTCGACCACAGTCGCGGGCGTGATCGGAACGATCGGCGTTTCGATGGCGCTGGGTGGCGTCGCGCGGCTGCTCTCGCCCGCGCCTGGGAACAACGCGGGCAGCGGCGAGCGGCCCGAAAACAAGCCGTCCTACGTGTTCAACGGGGCGGTGAACACGACAGCGCAGGGCAACCCTGTGCCGGTGGGCTACGGGCGCCTCGTCGTGGGTTCTGCGGTCATCTCTGCGGGCCTGTACACTGAGGACATCGCGATATGAGCACGCGGATCGCTGGCGCTGGCGGCGGCAAGAACCGCGCCCAGTCAACTCAATCTGCGTCAGAGGCGCCAGACAGCCTGCGCTCGCGCGCGACGGCGAAGATCATTGACCTCATCTGCGAGGGCGAGATCGAGGGGCTGGTCGATGGTGCGAAGTCGATCTACCTGGACGACACGCCTCTGCAGGCGGCCGACGGGACGTTCAACTTCCCGGGCGCGATGGTGGAGACCCGCAACGGCACGCAGGGGCAGGGTTACTTGCCGGGCTTTGCCGCCGTCGAGAACACCATCGCGATCAGCACCGAGATCAATGCCGCAACGCCTGTCACGCGCGCGTTCACGAACCCGAATCTGAACGCTATTCTGGTCACGATCGGTGTCCCGGCACTGACCGAACAACTGCCGGACACCGGGAACCTCAGAGGCGCCACAGTCACGATCGGCATCGAACTGCAGACCGGCGCCGGGTCGTTTGTGGATCTCGACCTGAACGGCTTCGGGGTGATCTCTGGCAAGACGACCAGCCGGTATCAGCGCACCTTCCGCGTGCCGCTGGCCGGCGCTGGTCCGTGGACGATCCGCGTGCGCCGAATCACGCCGGACAGCGCATTGGCGTCGCTGCAAAACAAGACCGTGTTGGACTCGGTGACCGAGATAATCGACGCGAAGCTGCGCTACCCGAACAGCGCGCTGGTCGCGATGACGGTGGACTCGGCGCAGTTCTCGCAGATCCCTCGCCGGGCCTACGACGTCAAGCTGCTCCGGGTGCGAATCCCGTCGAACTACAACCCGACGACGCGCGTCTACACCGGCTCGTGGGACGGCACGTTCCAGATCGCTTGGACGGACAACCCGGCGTGGTGCTTCTACGACCTCATCACCAGCGACCGGTACGGCCTAGGCGATTTCGTGGACCCGGCGCAGGTGGACCGGTGGGCCATGTACCAGATCGGCCGGTACTGCGACGAACTGGTCCCCGACGGCTTCGGCGGCTTCGAGCCTCGGTTCACGTGCAACCTGTACCTGCAGTCGCGCGCCGAGGCCTACAACGTGCTGCGCGACTTCGCCTCGATCTTCCGCGGCATGGTCTACTGGTCGTCTGGCAGCATCACCGCGGTGCAGGACGCGCCCGAGGATCCGTCCTACCTGTTCTCGCCGGCGAACGTGATCGGTGGGGAGTTCACCTACACGGGGTCGAGCGCAAAGGCGCGGCACACTGTGGCGCTGGTCACGTGGAACGACCCGGCCGACCTGTACCGGCAGAAGGTCGAATATGTCGAGGACGTCCAGGGGATCGCCCGGTACGGGGTGATCACGACCGAGATCGCGGCTATCGGATGCACCTCGCGCGGGCAGGCCAACCGGGCCGGGCGCTGGCTGCTGCTCTCCGAGCGGCTCGAGGCGGAGACGGTCACGTTCAAGACCGGGCTGGACGGCACTGTCGCGCGCCCCGGCCAAGTGATCAAGGTCGCCGACCCGGGCCGCGCCGGCGTGCGCTACGGCGGCCGCCTGCTGGGCGCGACCACGACCAGCGCAACGCTGGACGCGGCGGTCACGCTCGCCTCTGGGCAGATCTACACGCTGTCCTGCCTCGGGCCGGACGGGTCGATGCAGGAGTCCACCGTCACGACCGGGCCGGGGACGACCTCGTCGCTCACGCTGTCGCCGGCGCTGCCGGCCGCGCCGGCCACGGGCACCATCTGGGTGCTGTCCTCGCCGCAGGTCGAGCCGCAGCTGTTCCGCGTGCTGGCCGTGGCCGAGGACGAAAAGCACCAGTTCACGGTCACCGCGCTCGCGCATGAGCCGGACAAGTTCGCCGCCGTCGAGAACAACCTGGTGCTCGAGCCGCGGTCGATATCGGTTCTGAGTGCGCGCCCGTCTGCCCCGCAGGGCGTGGCCGCGACCGAAACCTACTACGCGACCGCGGCCGGCTTCCGCTCCCGGCTGGACGTCTCGTGGCTGGCATCCGACAACGCAACCTCCTACGTGGTCACGCTCCGCAAGGCCGAGGGCAACGTCGGCCCCGAGTTGGTCACCACCACCACCTCGATCGAACTCAACGACCTCGAGATCGAGACCTACACGGTCACCGTGGTCGCGCAGAACGCGATCGGGACGCGGTCGTCGGCGTCCAGCCTACAGGTCGTGGTGCTGGGCAAGCAGGCGCGGCCGAACAACGTGACCGGGTTCGTGGCGAGCAGGGCCGGCGACACGCTCAAGTTCGCGTGGCGCCCGGTGGATGACATCGACGTCGACTACTACGAGCTCCGGCAGGGCTCGGCGTGGGAGACGGGCGTCGTGGTCGGTCGGACGCGGTCGAGTGCCTACGAGACACTGTCGCCTCGCGGCGGCACGTTCATGATCAAAGCCGTGGACACCTCGGGGAACGAGTCGCTGTCGGAGTCGGTCGTCATCATCTCGGACGCCAGCGGCATCAATGTGGTGCTGTCCTACAACGAGGCAACCGGCGGGTGGAACGGCACGAAAAACCGAACGGCCGAGATCGTCCTCACGAACTACCCCGCGTGGGCGGACATCATCGACTGGACGAGCTACGGCACGTGGGACGACACCATCTCTGGCGGCGGCGTCGTGCTGGTCGGTGACGACACCTGGGCCTCGCTGTCCTCTCCGTGGACGCCCTACACCGCGCCGTGGCTGTTCTCCGAGCCTGCCGACACCGGCACCTACGTGTCCGAACTGATCGACATCGGGTACGTGGCGACCTCGCTGGTGCAGATCGATTCGCTGGTGCAGATCATCTCGCAGTCGACCCCGCCGTGGTCGGACTTCACCGATCCGTGGAGTACCTACGGGCCGCCGGACTGGACATGGCAGGGCAAGGACGACGTCATCTCGGCCGGGTACGAGATCTCGACCAGCAACGACAACGCCACGTGGTCTGCCTACACGCCGTTCCTGCCGGGCGCATACTCGTTCCGGTATGCCCGCTTCCGCGTGACGCTGTCCACGAGCGACCCGAACTACCGGCCGTTCCTTACCCGTTTTGTGGTGAAGGTTGACGTCCCCGACCGCGTCGAGCACTTCGGGAATGTCTCAATTCCGAGCGGCGGCGCGACAATCACGTTCACGCCTCAGTTCGTCGGGGTGAACACGATTCAGGTCACGCTACAATCGGCGGCCAGCGGAGACCGTTTTACGGTCACTGGCAAGTCTACCAGCAGCGTCACGGTCAACGTATTCGACAGCGCAGGATCCGCGAAAGCGGGCACGGCAGATGTCGATGTGTTCGGCTACGGAGAGCGCGCCTAAACCCTATGCCCTGGCCGACCGGTAGTATCCCGACCAGCAACCTAGACTCCGGCGGAGACTCTCCCTCGCTGGCGCGTTCCGACCTGCTTCAAGCCGTGCAGGCGGTGAACGACATCGTCTCGATGCGCGGTGTCGCGATCGGCGTCGCCTCGCTGGACGCGGGCGGTCAGGTGCCATCAGCGCAGATTCCGCAGATCGTCCCGTCCGGCGTGATCGTTCCGTTCGCCGGCAGTTCCTCGCCGGCGGGCTGGCTGTTCTGCTCCGGCCAGGCCGTTTCGCGGACCACCTACGCCGCACTGTTCACGGCGATCGGCACGGTCTACGGCGTGGGCGACGGCAGCACGACGTTTAACCTGCCGGACCTGCGCGGGCGCGTGATCGCCGGCGAAGACGACATGGGCGGCACGGCAGCTGCCCGCCTGAACGTCAACCTGACCGGCAACACCTCTCTCGGGTCGGCGGTGGTCACCGCGCTGTCGAGCACTGCCGGGCTGGCCGTCGGCATGGGCGCGTGGGGCTCGACGCTGCCGGCCGGTGTCACGATCGCCAGCATCGACTCGGGGTCGCAGGTCACGCTGTCCACCGGCACGGGGGTGACAGCCGGGGCAAGCGTGGCGATCCGATTCGGCGTGGTTGACGGGCAGACGCTGGGCGCTGCCGGCGGCTCGCAGACGCACACGCTGACCACGCCGCAGATCCCCGCGCACACGCACACCGTGCAGGCGCAGGGCGCATCGTCGGTGAACGCAGGGTCGTTCAACACGGCGATGAACACCGGCGCGACGACGCTGACCAGCAGCAGCACCGGCGGCGGGCAAGCTCATCCGAACGTCCAGCCGACGATGATCCTCAACTACATCATTCGGACCTAACGCTATGCCCTGGCAATCCGACACCATCAACCCGGCGACGACCAGCCCGGCAGGCGACATTACCAAGCTGACCAACGACCTCGCGGTGCTGCGCTCCGTGTTGGGCGGCGGCGCGGACGCGGCGGTGCCGAACGTGTTCAACGGGCAGGACCGCGCTGATGTCGCCAGCGCGGGCACCGTCAGCCTGTCCGCCGCGGGCACCAACTACGTCAGGGTCACCGGCACGACGACGATCACTGCAATCACGCTGGGCAACGGAGACCCTCGGTTCGTGGTGTTCGACAACGCGCTGACGCTGACGCACGGAGCCTCGCTGATCCTGCCCGGCGCGGCGAACATCACGACCGCAGCGGGCGATTGCGCGCTGTTTGTCGGCGAGGCTTCCGGCGTCGTGCGGTGCGTGGCCTATCAGCGGGCGAACGGTCAGCCGGTCAGCCTTGTCGCGGCAAATCAGATCCGCCCGATATCCGCATCGGTCTCGGCCAACGCGCTGACGATCAGCGCGTCGTCGCTCACGCTGGACTTCCGCAGCACGACGCTCGGCAGCGGAACGGTGACGACTGTTACCGGAACGCCTTCAAACTTGGTCGTCCCGTCTGGTGCGACGCTGGGGACGATCAACGCAACGCAGTCCGACCTCGTCGTGCTGGCGCTGAACAACGCCGGCACAATCGAGCTTGCAGTGGTCAACATCGCTGGCGGGAACGATCTGTCCGAAATGGGCGTGATCAGCACTACAGCGATCAGCGCTGGCGCTACATCAGCGGGCACGGTCTACAGCACGACGGCGCGCAGCAACGTCGCTTATCGGGTCGTTGGTCTGGTGCGCTCGACTCAGACCACGGCGGGCACTTGGGCGAGTGCGCCGTCGTTGATTCAAGGCCAGGGCGGGCAGGCTCTGTCCGCTATGTATTCTCTTGGGTTCGGCCAGACTTGGCAGAACGTGAGTGGTTCTCGATCGCTTGGAACGAGTTATTACAACACCACCGGAAGACCGATTCAGGTTTCTGTTGTAATGACAGCTTCAGCAAACGTTTTTGATTCCTACGTGTCGGTAGCAGGGTTTATTACTTCAAGACACCAACTCAACACGGCAAACGCGGCGGGCACATTCCACACGCACACTTTTATTGTTCCGCCGGGAGTCAGCTACCTAGTAGCAAACCAGTCTAACGCCAGCGTTAGCGTATGGATGGAACTTCGTTAAGGACTTAGGACTTCAATGCAACACTACAAAGCCCCCGACGAAACACTGCACTTCCTCGACGACGACAGCTTCGTCCATCTGCTACCCGCAGGCTCCGTGCCAATCACCGACGAGGAGGCCGAGGCTCTCCGTCCACGGCCTCAACCGGACCCGAAAGCCGAGGCGCTCGCGTATCTCGCCAGCACCGACTGGTACGTCGTGCGATTCGCCGAGACCGGCGCTCCGATTCCTGGCGAGGTGACGGAGAAGCGCGCGGCAGCCAGGGATGTTCTCTGATCTCATGGGAGTGACCACCATGCTGAAGTCGAAGACCATGTGGTTCGCGATGGCCCTCGCCGTTCTTTCGGTCGTGCAGGGGCAGGTCGTCCAGTTCCAACTGGACCCGCAGACCGAGCAGATCGTCGGCCTGGCGATCGCCGCCGCCATCGCCGCGCTGCGGGCCGTTACGAACCAGCCGCTCTCGGAGAAGTAGGCTATGGACTACAACGGCCCCGAGCGGCGCGCGCCAATCGCCGACCGGATCGCGCAGATCGAGGAGCAACTCGAGGCAGAGGCGAAGCGCATGGACAAGCTTGAGACGACATTGGCGGAGAACACTGCGCTCACCGCCGACATTCATTCGATCATCGGGCACGCGAAGTCGTTCTTTTCGGTCCTCGGGTGGATCGGCAACGGGATCAAATGGATCGCTGCCGTGCTGGCCGCCGTCGGCGCGGTCTGGGCGATCTACACGGGCCGCACGCCCGGCAACTGATGCCGCTGGACATCACTCCCGCTCAGGTTGCCGCTGTCTACGATTGTCTCCGTGAGTTCCCGCCTTTCAGCAAATGGCGCCTTCCACCCTCAGACGAAATTGAAATGCATATCGGCGTCCAGCAGGACGCCTACGCGCATTACCACCGTCAAGGCAGCCAGCACGGCATCGAGGTCTCGATGCTGCTGGTCACGGACTGGGACACGCTGGTCGAGACGGTGGCGCACGAGATGGTCCACCTGCATCAGGCCCGCGCGGGAACCGAGACGCGCGCGGAACACAATCGAGAGTGGCACCGGCTTGCGGCAATAGTCTGTCGTCGCTTTGGCTGGGCCAAAGATCAGTTCTGATGAAACCCAAAATCAACGACCAGGAACTGCTGGATGCTTGGAGCGCAGGCAAGAACGTGCAGCAGATAGCCGACGCATTTGGTATTACCGTGCGGCAGGTTTACTCGCGGCGGCGGAAGTTCGAGTTGGAGACCGGCCAGTCGCTGCCATCCATTGCGCTACGCAAATTCGGCGTGCCGTTCGACCGCACTCCGCTGGAGAATCCGGCCACGCAGGCGCTGTACAGGTCGCCGACGCGACTGCATCAGGAGATCAAGAGCGGCACGGTAATCGTGTTCAGCGATGCCCACTACTGGCCTGGCATCGAGTCGACCGCGCACCGCGCGCTTGTGCATCTGGTGCGCGAGCTGAAGCCCAAGATGGTCATCGGAAACGGCGACATCTTCGACATGGTCGGCCCGTCGCATTGGGGACGGCGAGACTTCTCTCCCGCGCCAAATGTCCGGCAGGAAATCGAAGCCTGCCAGGAGCGGCTCGGCGAGATCGAGGACGCTGCACCTCGCGGCTGTAGGCTGGTACGCACAATCGGAAACCACTGCATTCGATTTACAAGGAAGCTGGTTACCGTGGCGCCGGAGTTCGAGGGGCTGAAGGGCTTCGCCCTGACCGATCATTTCCCAAAGTGGCAGGAGTGCTGGTCAATCCATCTCAACGCCGACACGAACGGCTGGACAGAGATCAAGCACCGCTGGAAAGGCGGCGTGCATTCGAGCTTCAACAACGCGAAAGAGTCGAGCGTCCACTACGCGACCGGGCACGATCATGCATTGAGGGTGCAGGAGTTCACGAACCGGCGCGGCACTTGGTACGGCATCAACTCCGGCACGCTGGCCGATCCAGAAGGTCCGCAGTTCAGCTACGCAGAGGACAGCCCGCTGAACCATCGCAGCGGCTTTGCCGTGCTGACATACCATGACGGCATGCTGCTGCGGCCCGCCATCTGCAAGGTGCTCGACGAGACGCACGTCGACTTCGAGCGGAAGGTGATCCGGGTATGACCTTCGACGTCTAACCCTTTCCGTCTGCCGGCCTACTGGCTGCAGACCTAGAATCCCGACATGGACTGGACATCAATCCTGCGCTCCTGCGGAGTGCATCCGAACAACGTCTCGCGCTGGACGCCGGTGTTCGCCGCCGAGATCGGCCCGACCACGTTCTCCGCAGGGCTGCGCGAGCTCCCCGACTTCCTCGGCCAGATTTTGCACGAGTCGGTTATGCTTGACCGGGTGCTGGAGTCCCTGACCTACACCACCGCGGCCCGTATACGCGCCGTGTGGCCGTCCCGGTTCCCGACCGAGGCATCCGCCCAGCCGTTCGTGCGGAACCCGCAGGAGCTCGCCGAGGCGGTCTACGGCGGGCGCATGGGCAACGTCCGCCCGGGCGACGGCTGGCGGTTTCGTGGCCGCGGGCTGCTGCAGGTCACCGGGCGCGACAACTACCGGACGGTCGGCCGTGCGCTGGGGATCGACCTTGAGGCATTGCCGGACGCGCTGGCCGAGCCCGCCTGGGCGCTGCGCTCGGCGATCGCCTGGTGGGAGCGGAACATCCCCGACGCGATCATCGGCGACGTCCAGCGGATCACCCGGCGCGTCAACGGCGGGAAGCACGGGCTGGACGAGCGCGTGCGGCTCGCGCGGGTCGCCGAGCGTGCGATCGCGGGGGCAGCATGAACCTGCAGGCGATGGCGATCGCGCTGGCCGTGGCGCTCGCCGCCGGCTTCGCCGCCGGCTGGAAGGTGCAAAGCTGGCGCTGGGCGGCGGCCGAGCGAGACGCGATCGAGATGACGCGCGTGCGCGAGGAGCAGCTGCGGGCCGAGGTGGACAAGGCGTCGGCGGGCTACGAGGCCGACCGGGTGAAACTGCGGACGGAGTTCCGCACGATCTATCAGGAGGTCGAGCGTGTGGTCGAAAAGCCTGTGTATCGCGATCGCGAGTGTCTGGACGATGCTGGTCTCGGGGTGCTCCGCAATGCCATCCGCGCCGGCGATCCCGGCGCCTCCGGCGAACCTGAGAGCGCCGTGCGATGATCTGGACGAGCCGGCCAGCGGGCGCAGCGCGGACGTCCTGCGCTGGTCGGTCGACACCGTTTCGCTCTACCGCGAGTGCCAGTCGCGGCACCGGCGATTGCTTGATGCCTGGCCGCGCGGGTAGAATGATCTCGTCGTTCTCCTCCTGGGCAGCAGCCGCCGCCCCTTTGCCCCGCCCCGCGCGGGGCGTTTTTTCGCCACTGCTACCGCAACCGCTACTCGGAATTCACGCATGACTGGAGATTCGCGTGCATTTCCAATCATTTCGTGCATTTCCATCCGCGTCTATTACGAGGACACGGACTAGGAAACGGCTAGACGGGCCTGTGGCGCGATTTCCCTAGCAGCACGAACCGTTTACCGTCTCCGCGCCCGATCGCTTCTCTGGCGCATTCCTGGGGCTTTCCGGCACCTGCTTCGTGGGATACTGCTACCGGACTGCTACCGCTGGAGGGGACATGAGCAGACTGCTGACCGATGCGGCGATCGCCGCCGCTGTACGCCGGGCCGCGTCCGGCAAGGTCGCTAGCGAAACACTGGCCGACGCCGCACCTCGAGGAGCCGGGCGCCTGCTGCTGCGCGTCCAGCCCGGGCGCGCCGAGTGGTTCGCCCAGCGGTTCGTGGACGGCCGCCGCCGTCTGCAGAAGCTCGGCACCTACCCCGCGCTGTCGCTCGCCGATGCCCGCGAGCGGTTCGTCGGACACCGTCCAGCCGAGGGGCGCGCGACGCTCGGCGAACTGCTGGACGCCTATGTCGCCTCGCTGGATGGCCGCGCGTCGCAGCGGCAGGCCCGCTACATCCTCGCAGAGGCGGGCTCGATCATCGGCCGGTCACGCCTCGCCCGGGACGTCACGCCTCGCGACATCGTGTCCGTGATCAAGCCGCGATTCGCGGCCGATGCGCGGGCTGCGGCGGCGAAGCGCAGGATGTACCTGTCCGCCGCCTTCCGCTGGGCGATTCGCTCGGCGCACGACTACCGCACCGCGAATCCCCGCGACTGGGGGCTGGTGGCGAACCCCGTAGACGCCGTCCCGGTGGACAAGGGAGCCACGCGCCCCGGCGAGCGGTGGCTGTCGGTCGAGGAGTGGCTGCAGGTCTGGCGCTGGGCCACCGAGCAGCGAACCGGCGGCGCGCGCACGGTCGTCGCGCTGCTGCTGCTCACCGGCCAGCGGGTGACGGAGATCTCCGGGCTGCGGGCCGAGCAGTGGGATTCGGCCGAGCGGATCCTGCACTGGCCGACGACAAAGAACGGGCGACCGCATACCATCCCGGTCTGCGACCTCGCCGCGCAGCTGCTGGACGCGCTGCAGCCCGGCCCGGGCGGCTACCTGTTCCCAGGCAAGCACGGGCCGATCACGCACGACGCGGTGCGCGCGCGTCTGCGAGCCGGTGACTTGCCCGACTTCGACGCGCGCGATCTGCGTCGGACGTGGAAGACGCTTGCCGGCGAGGCCGGCCTGTCCAAAACGGAACGCGACGCGTACCAGAATCACCAACGTATCGACATCGCGGAACGGCACTACAATCGCCACGACGGCATGCCCGAGAAGCTCGCCGCCGTGGCGAAATGGGAGCGCTGGCTATCGAAGCGCTGCGGCCAGCAGCCAGCCGAACCCGATGCAGATCAGGTTGTTTACGGCGAGCAGCAGGGCTGCCTCTAGCGTGTCGTCCTTCACGGCACGAACCTGATGGGCTTGGGAACATTGTCGTTCGCGGGATCCAGCCGGCGCAGTTCAAGCATCCATCTGATGCTGTTCTGCGCCAACCGAGGACACTTGAATCCCCGGCGCCAGTTCCGCCAGGTCTGCCGGGTTACGCCGAGGCACGCGGCCATCTTCCTGTCAGACAGTCCTAGTCGGTGCTGTATATAGATCAGTTCGTCTTTGTTCATGGTTGCCCCATTTCCGGAGGACCATAGAAATAACCGGGCAATTGCTCTCGGCAAGATGTAATGCGCTTACATCCCCGAGAGGTTGCCCGGTTCTACATGGCGCTACTGTGGATCAGAAGGGGATATCGTCGTCCGCCATCGACGCAGGCGCAGCGGGCTTCGCAGCGGCCGATGCAGGCGCCGGTGCCTGGCGCTGCGTCGGGGCATCGTCGCGGCCGCCGACGAGTTCGATCTCGGAGACGCGCGCGGCGAGCTTGTAGCCCGCCCCGTTGCGGCCCTCGAACTCCTCAATGTGCGGGTCGTCCAGCGTCACCACGACTCCCCCGCCCTTCTTCAGGTATGGTGCCAGAGCCTCGGCACGCTTGCCCCAGAGCGAGCCGTCCACCCATTGCGTCGGACGCTTCCCGCCGTCGTCCTTGCGCCCGTAGTTGAACGCGAGCGACAGGCTCGCCACCGCATCACCTGCTGCCGTGTGCCGCACCTCCGCATCCCGGCCAAGCCGGGCGAATCCGATCATCTGCATCGATGTCTCCTAGATAACGCAGTCCGCTCCGGCCTGCTGGCCGGTGCCCTGCTCGGGGGCCGCCGGGGTCGGCGGCAACTCTTGCCGTTGGGCGGCAGCCGCTGCCGCCCGGTTGATCGCGTCCAGCGTGTCGTCCTGCTCCCGCTGGCCGCCGCGCGCATCGTCGAACGCCGCCGCGCTCGCCTTCGCCGACTCAATGAACGCCTTGCCCAACGCTCGCTGGACGGCCTTTGGGGTCGCTTCCCATGCGGCCTTGAGCGCGGCGACGCCACCCTCGGCCGCGTTCAGCAGCAGGCCGCGCGCACGCTCGATCTTCGGATCGACCGTGGTCCCGCCGTCCACCCACCGGCGCAGCGCGGCGCCGTCCTCGGCCGTGATGTAGCCCTCGCCGCGGCCGAGGATCTCCTGCAGGTCCGCCGGGCACTTCAGCGCATCCTGTCGGCGACCCTGGTCGTGCATCATCAACGACACGGTCGCCTCAAAGGAGAAGTTCTTCTCCTGGATCGGCTGGATCCCCAGCGGGCGCGGGTTCTTCGGGTCGCTGAAGTCGACCTTCTCGCGAGCGCGCGTGCAGGCAATGATGTGCGCCGGCGACTGGAGCATATGCGTCATGAACCGCTTGTGCTCGGCTTTCGCCTTCTTCCAGTCCGGGAACCGGGTCTGGTTCGCGATCCACTCGCACCCTCCCTCGCTCTCCCACTCATGGGTCACGCTGTCGATCACGATCACCTCGGCGCCGGCCTTGCATGCCGCGTCGATCGCTTCGACGTACCGGGCCGGGCTGAACGGCGCGAAGAAGTCCAGCACGCGGAAGCGCGCGCCGTCGGGCAGGACGTTCGCGTTCAGGCTCATCCTGCGGTTCTCGGTGTCGATGCCGACCACCTTGTTCGCGTCGCCGCCGGCCAGCCCGTAGGCCAGCTGCAGCGCGCTGTAGGTCTTGCCGCTGCCGCTGACACCGGACAGCTGGATCAGAAGCCGGGCGCCCTGGCGCTCGGCGGTGCGGATCTCAAAACTCATCGTGCTACCTCCCGTGGTTGTGTTCTGGCGGCGATGATCTGCCGCCACGCTTCTGCCTCGGCGTCCTCCCGGGGCAGTCCTGCATCGAACTCGATGATCGCGGCGCGTTCCTCGAACGTCTCCCGCTCCGCGTCATCGCGAAACTGCCGGCGGATCACGCCGCGTCCTGAATCTGGCGGTCCACCCAAGCGGGCATCTCCAGTCGGCTGATCTCGGTCGGGTACGCCGGCCATTCGCCGCTCGTCTCGCAACGGGCCAGCACGTCCAGCAGGCGGCGATACTCGCGGCGGCCGTAGTCGATCAGATCCGGTGCGGGCGCATACATGGCGGCCGCATAGGGCGCGTCGCCCTCCTGCGCGAGCCAGAGGTACACCGGGTCGCCGCTGGTCTCGAACACGTTGCGGAATCCGTCGATGTACCAGGCGGCCTGCAGCCAGTACCCATAATTCCAGACCGACCGGCCGAACGCCTCGGGACGAGCATCGCTGGTCGTCTTGAGGTCGATGATCGCTCCGTTCGGGTACGCGGCTCCGGGTTCGACGTACCAGTCCGGCCGGATCTTGCATCCCAGCCGCGTCCCGCGGTCGATCCAGAACATCGACTGCTCGGTGCCCGCGCCTTCGGTGCGAAGCAGATGCCGCGCAACCGGGTGAGCGTTCACGCAGTCGACCATCGTTTCCAGCGCGTTGAGGTCGCTGCTCGTAATCGGCTGCTTCCCGCTGGCCTCGATGTCCGCAAACAGGGCTTTCCCCTCTTTCGTGCGGCGATCCAGACCCTCTGGCATCTCCGCGTAGCGGTCGAAGAACTTGCCGGGCTCGAACAGCATCGCGTGATAGGCCGTGCCGAATGCCATCGCGGCCGACGGCTTGCTCGGCTGTCGGTTCTTGTCGCGGTACTTCGCCCAGTAGTGCGCCGGGCTGCGGGCAAGTTCCTTGAGCCCGCTCGCGCCGACGGCCGGGTGCGCGTGGTGCTGCTCATTGGTCAGCGCTACCAGCGCTGCGTAGTTGTCGTTCGCTTCCACACTGCCTCCTGTAAGTTGTTTCCCCGGTCAATGCGTGCCGGGGTTGCCCAGTATACTGCAAGGCGAGTAGTATTGCTACTCCATCAATTGTCCAGGAGTCGAGATGAACCTGCAGCAGTATCGAGAGGCGCACGGATTGACCCGCGCGCAACTGGCCCGCGCGATCGGCGTGGCGTGGGTCACGTTGTGGAAGTGGGAGGAACGCCGCGCCCGCCCGTCCTACGAACACCTCACTCGAATCAGCGAAGTGACGAACAACGCGGTGTGCCTCACCGAGATCATCGGGGAGTTGCCCAAGCGACGGGGGAAGGCATGAGGTTCGGATCCGTGCGCAGCGGCATTGAAGCCGCGAGCGTTGCGTGGGGACCGCTGGGCTGGAAGGCTGCGTGGTTCTCCGAGATCAAACCGTTCCCGTCGGCGGTGCTGCGGCACCACTACCCAGACACTCCCAACTTGGGAGACATGGCGACGCTGCCTGCGCGCATTCTGGCAGGCGAGGTCGAAGCTCCCGACATCTTCTGCGGCGGCACGCCGTGCCAAGCATTTTCAGTCGCCGGCCTGCGCCGGTCCCTTGACGACGCGCGGGGAAACCTGTCGCTCACCTATTGCGAGATCGCAGATGCCATCGACGCAGTTCGATCTGTTCGCGGACAACCCGCAAGCATTGTGTTCTGGGAGAACGTCCCAGGAGTCCTCTCCACCCGAGACAACGCCTTCGGGTGTTTTCTTGGGGCGCTCGCTGGATCAGATTCCGCCATCATTCCGAGCGGCAGATGGACGGGCGCGGGTGTGGTTGCTGGACCCAAAAGAACAGTCGCGTGGCGCACCTTGGATGCCCAATACTTCGGCCTGGCCCAACGACGCAAGCGTGTGTTCGTTGTCGCAAGTGCTAGAAACAACTTCGATCCCGCAGCGGTTCTTTTTGAGTGGAAAGGCGTGCGCCGGGATTATCCGCCGAGCAGAGAAACGAGGAAAATCGCTCCCACCATCCCTTCACGCAGCACTGGCGGCGGTGGCCTTGGCACCGACTTCGACTGCGACGGGGGAGTGATTCCGCATGATTGCAACGGTGTAGTCAACGCCCTGACTGCGAACAACGGACAACGTAATGAAGTTTCAGACGTAGTAAACAGTTCTGTTATTCCGTGGCCTGCGGAAGTCAATTGCACTCTGAACGCTGCGTTCGGTGATAAGCAAGGGTTGGAAGATCAACATGCTTTAAGTGGAGCATCGTTGTTCGTGCCAGCCCACGCCTTCGATGCCCGCCAGTCCGACGTGGTCCAGTACGGCGACAAGAGCGGGCCGCTGGATACGGACGGGCATAGCGTGGCGGTGGCGTATGACGACCGGAACCAAGCATGGAATGGCGACACGCATCACACCTTGCGCGCTGAAGGTGTCGGCTCCAGGGTCAGCGACGCCGTCATCTCGGTTATGCAAGTCCGCCGCCTCACGCCCCGCGAATGCGAGCGCCTGCAAGGATTCCCCGACGATTACACGCAGATCTCGTGGCGCGGGAAACCCGCCGACCAGTGCCCCGACGGCCCGCGTTACAAGGCGCTGGGCAATAGCTGGGCGGTGCCGGTCGTGCGGTGGATCGGATGGCGCATCGACGCCGCACTCATCCGGCCAGCCAACGACAACCGTCCGCAACCTGCACGGTCGGAGGTGGCATGATCACCCTCCGCCCCTACCAGCAGACCATCGTCGATCAGCTGCGCGAGGCCTACTCCGAGGGCGCCACGGCGCCGCTGGTGTGCCTTCCCACGGGTGGCGGAAAGACTATCCTGTTCTCCCACGTCACCACCAACGCGGTCGCGCGCGGTCGCATCGTCTACCTGCTCGCGCACCGTGCCGAACTGGTCCGGCAGATCGCGATGACGCTTGCCCGCTTCGCCTGCCATCACGAAATCATCGCGCCTGGCCCGATCCGCAGGCAGGTTATTGCCGACGAGTTCCGCGAGCACGGACGCTCGTTCGTCGGTGCACTCGCCACCGGCCGCGGCGGCGCTGCGGTCGCCAGCGTGCAGACGATCGCTCGCCGTCTCGAGTCCGGCGGGCTGCCCGACCCCGATCTGATCGTCGTGGACGAGGCGCACCACCTCACCATCGACAGCACCTGGGGCCGCGTGCTGGCCCGCTGGCCGCGCGCCCGCGTGCTCGGCGTCACCGCCACCCCGATCCGGCTGGACGGCCGCGGCCTGGGCAGCCACGCCGACGGGTTCGCCGACCGACTCATCCTCGGGCCGTCGACGGCCGATCTGATCGACTCGGGCTCGCTGTCCCGGTACCGCGCCTATGGGCCGCCCATGCAGGCGAACCTCGACGGCGTGCGGACCCGTGCCGGCGACTACGCGCGCGACCAGCTGGCCGCCGCGATGGACGTCCCGCAGATCATCGGCGACGCGGTGAGCCACTATCAGTCGCTCGTGCCCGGGAAACGCGCCGTCGCGTTCTGCGTGTCCGTGGAGCACGCGAAGCACGTGGCCGACCAGTTCATCGCGGCTGGCGTGCCCGCCGCCTCGCTGGACGGTTCGATGGACAACGCGACCCGCACCCGGCTGATCGACGAGTTCGCCCGCGGCGATATCCTCGTGCTGGCGTCGTGCGACATCATCTCGGAGGGATTCGACCTGCCGGCGATCGAAGCAGCGATCCTGCTGCGACCGACGCAGTCGCTTGCGCTCTACCTGCAGCAGGTCGGCCGGGCGCTGCGCCCGTATCCTGGCAAGGCCGAGGCGATCATCATCGACCACGTGGGGGCGATAGTTACGCATGGCCTGCCGGACGAGGACCGCGACTGGTCGCTGGACGGCATCCAGAAGCGCGAGCGCGGGCCGCGCGACACCGACGACGTCGGCGTCACCACCTGCCGGAAGTGCTTCTCGATCTACCGTCCAGCCCCGCAGTGTCCGGTATGCGGTCACCGCGAACCAGTGCGGCCGAACACCGGCCCGCGCGAGGTCGAGGGCGAACTGGTCGAGATCGACGCGGCTGCGATGGCCGCGTCCCGGCGGATGCAGCGGATGCTGCAAGGTCGCGCGCAGACCGTGGACGAGCTCGTCCACCAGGTCGGGATGTCGCGGTGGCGGGCTCAGAAGATCGTCGACGCGCGCGAGTCGAAGCGTGCGCTGCAGGTCGAGGTGCTGGAGCATCTGCAGCGCGTGTTCGATGTCACCGGCCAGCCGTGGTCGACGGTGCTGCGGCTGCGCCCGGGAGACATCGTCAGGATGAAGCCTGCCGAACTGCGAGATGTACTTGCCCGCGCGCAGTCGCTGCTCGGAGACCGGGCAGCATAGCGAAAAGCTATTGGGTATTGCTTGCCTATAAATATTCTTTCTGTTTACTTTCTAAATACTTTTCGGCATGATTCTGGTCACGCGCTGCAGTTAAGGCGCGACAACTAGGAGACGACAATGGACGTATTCACCACCGAAGTGCTCGCGATGGCGCGAGACCTCACCAGCCCGCTGTTCACCGAGGACGGCGAGCAGAACACGATGTTCAGCAACACGGCAGCGTTCTGGGACGGCGTCGCCGGCCTGCCGCTGAAGAACCAAGAGCACGCCGCGTGGCACGCGGCCGGCGTGCTGTTCGCAGAGGAAGTGCACAACGTGCAGCAGGGGGGATGCCGGTGAGCTACCAGCAAACCATTGCCACCATCGCCCCTCACGTACCGGCCCGCGCGGTCGAGGCGTGGATGCGCGCCGAGCACGGAACCCTCGACGCGCTGTCGTCCGGCCAGTTCCGCGCGGCGGCGTTGGCAGCCGCTGAGTGCGTGCTGGCCGACCCCGCCACCACCGACGCGCTGGTCGCGTCCTACGGCCTGTGATGCGGTCCGTGGCAGTGCCGACCAGTTGGCCGTTCCCCGGCCCGCGTGCGGCACCGCCAGCCCCGCAGAAACCGCGCCGCCCGCGGCGCACCTACACCTACAAGGTGCCGCCGGAACTGCGGCACCTATTCGAGCCGGATCGGCTCAACGACGACGGGAGCTTCAAATGATTGATTACATCACCCCCCAGCAGCGCATCGCCGCTGCGACAAGCCTGGAAGCGAAACGCGCGGCCAGCGTCGCGCACCTGCGGTCGATTGGCCGCTACATCGTGGACCCGCACTGCGCCTGGCGGCCCCGCCCGGCCGCCTGCGCGGACGTCCGGCTCACGTGGGCGGAGGCGCGGGAGCGGGAAGGGGGCGTAGATGCTTGACCTATTCGAGCCACGCACGGTCACGATCATGGGCGGCGACCGCCGACCGGGCGAGCGCATGCCCGCGCTGTCGGAGGCGCTCAAGCCGCAGCCTGCGCCAGATCTGGTGATCGAGAAGAACATCCCGCCGCCGGTCAACATTCCCGGCATTCGTTCGCGCGCACGCATCGCCATCGAGTCGCTGGAGCCGGGTGATTCGGTTCTGATTCCGTCGCAGATCAGCCCGGCATCGTCCGTTCGGATGATGATTCAAGGTGCGCGAAAAGCGAACCCCGGCCGGGCGTTCACCGCTCGTTCTGAGCGCGGCGGGTTGAGGGTCTGGAGGGTAGATTGATGAACTCGCCCATCCCACCCGGCACCTTCTGCATGCGCTGCCAGTTCCGTCTGGCGACCCGCCGCATCCGCAGCGCGACGGGCCGCTCGCAGGTTGCCTGCGACCAGTGCGCTGAAAAGGCAGCGCACTCGTGGGTGAAAATCAAGCAACGAAGGGAGGAAAAGTGACGATTCGAGCATACCTGATCACGCTCCGCGGCCGCATCCGCGAAGCTCTGGTCCCCGACCTGCGGGCGCTGCGTGAGGAGAACGCGCGGCTGCGGGGGGATGCGGCAGACTTTCACATGGCCTACCGCATGAAGTGCGACGAGGAAACGAAAGCTCAAGCGGTGAAGGTCGAGAGGCTGCGGGCTGAACTGGCGCGGCTGACGACGCTGCGGCCTGCGAATGAGTGGGACGGCGAAACGTACGTCCTGTGGTGGCGCGATTGGGACGATGCCGGGTGGGTCATTGATTCGGTCAGCGATTCGCAGGAGTCGGGCTGGTGGACGCCGGTTTTTGATGCGTCGCTCCCCGCCCTGAAAGGGACGAAATGACCGACCGCAAACCAAAATTAAAACTCACCAGAGAGCAGGGCTGGGGATGGAACGACCTAATGGTCATCGCCGCGTTTCGGTATTGTTGTGGGCGCTCGACCTATGTCGTTGGCGTCTGCGCGGACTGGCTGGTCAATATCTGGCCCATGCTTTCCGAGAACACGCGGGCAGTAATCCAGCGCGAATTGGAAGCAGACTTTGCAAGCGACGACCAAGCACGCGCCGCAAAGGAAAACTACAAGCCACTTGGCTGGGACTGCGACCGGAAAGAATGGGAGCGCGTAAGGGCGCTATGGAAGGAGACGAAATGAAAACAAGCGAAAGGCTGCTATCGGCGGTCGTCGATTTACAGCATTACGTGAAGCATTCTCATGACTCTGCAACCTGCGCCGCGTGCCCGCGATGGGATGAACTGCAGCAAGCGGCAGTCGCCGCCGTGGACGCGCTGTCCGCCGCCGATCTGGCCGCTGCTGCGTACAGGGATCGCGCCGACCGTTCCGCAGCCAAAATGCATGCCGAGATCGAGAGGCTGCGGGAGGATGCGGAGCGGTATCAGTGGTTGCGTAACCGAGTGCCAGCAGATGTTCTTAATGGGCGCGGCCCCAGCGCGGGCGTCTGGTGCGACATGGACAACGAACTGGGCGATCTTGTTCTCGTGACCGGCGACGATCTGGACGCAGAGGTAGACGCCGCCCTCGCCAAGGAGAAAGCATGAGCGGAATCGAATCTCTCGGCGTTGCGCTTCTGGCGCTTGCCGTGTCTGCGTTGGGCGCAAAGACCGGCTGCGAAGCGGACCCTATGGATGTGGCGCTGCTTGTTGGCCTGTCGGTGACGGCGGGCTATGTGATGAGGGGACTGGTATGACCGCCGCCGACCTGATCGAAATGTGCGCGAAAGCTGCGATCCAGGCGGGCATCGACGCTTGCGATACCTACGGGATCAATGCCGAGTGCATCCAGACCGGAGAACGCGCAGCAGAAGCCATCCGCGCCCTGATCCCGGAGTACGGGGATGGGGTGGTGTGCGAGGCGGTGCCGGTGACTCACACGCATGACGGCGACTCGCTGGACATGGTGCCCCTCTACCGCGCGAAGGAGACGAAATGACCCGCGACGAGTTTCAACAGATGTTGGATCAACACGGCATCGTGTTCGTTGGCGATGCTGCGTGGCGCGTTGCACAGATTGTTGCAGCTGCCGAGCGTGAGGCGTGTGTGCAAGAGATCAGTGAAGTGCGTGAGTGCATCTGGGACTTGCACGATGAGGTGATCAAAGAAACCGCCCGCAACGTCTGCGGCAACCTCATCATCCGTATCCGCGCAAGGGGGCAAGCATGACAGACCCAGACATCTGCTGCCACGGCGATTGCCACCAGGGCCGCGAATGCCCGCTGGTCGACGAGTACCGCGAGCCCGAGGCGATCGACGGTGTTCCCCTTCCTGCTCGGGCTCGGTTGCGGAATGGCCGCAGCCGTGGTCATCGCAACGGTCATCCTGCGGCTACCGTGATCCGCCCGTCTCAGGCAGAATCGCGGGCGCCATGTCCCGCAACCGCGAAACCGTCGAGGTTCAGATCCCGGCCATGCTGGCCGTCGGGCAGCGGCCGGACGTCCTCATCTGGCGTCAGCAGGCCGGCCTGTTCCGCGCCTACGACAACCCGCGGCGCGTGGTGCGCGTCGGCATCCCTGGCGCGTCCGACGCGATGGCGATCGTCGCGGTCACCATCACCCCGGACATGGTCGGCCAGACGCTCGGCGTCGCCGTAGCGCCGGAATTCAAGACCACCGACGGCCGCCAGCGCGCCGCCCAGCGCGACTACCAGCGGGCCGTCGAACAGCGCGGCGGGCTCTACGTGGTCTGCCGATCCCCAGACGATCTCACCCAAGCCATCGAACACTTGCAGCACAACGGCCAGCGGGCGGTGCCCTAACACCCGCAGGCAGCGACGACACCCGGCTCGGTCTGGCCATGCCCAGTCGGGTTCCTCCCGGGTCGAGGCCCGGCTCGGGCGCTGCCACTTCGCTACCAACTACGCATTGAGGAACGACATGCCAGACGAGGCAGATCTCGCAAATGAACAGGCCGAACGCCACCTCGAGGCCACACGCAGCAAGCGGCGACCTGTTCTCCCCATCACCGGCCAGTGCTACAACTGCGGCGAGTCCATTGGCGCCCGCGAGTTCTGCGACGCAGACTGCCGCGACGACTACGAGCGGCGCGAGCGCGTCGGGAAGCTCTCCGGCTGACACAGCCAGCGAGGCGTGGCGACACGCCTGCGAGGTACGCGCGGTCGCGGTGATGCATGACGATCGCCGCGCCGCGCACCTGCAAGGCGCGCACCGCAAGCGCACCGGCGGCGCCCGCCAGTTGGCGCTGGACGTCGCCGATGCCATCCGCATCGCCGCATTACCCGATCACGCCGCTCGCCGCGAACGGCTGGCCGTCATCGAGCGGCTCGACGGACCCGAGCGCGCCGCATTGATCCGCTCGGCCGCCTGGGCCGTGATGCGAGCCGGGTAGCCTCGCCCGCGATGCTTTACGGAATCAATACTCCCGGGCATGATTCGCCCGCGATTCTTTACTAGGTAAATGCCTGCCATGACGCACACAGAACGGAAGCACCGGTTCGATCGACTGTTCGCCTCGATCGACGCACCCAGTAACGCGGCCCGCGTCCGACGCGTCTGCGAGCTCGTCGGCGTCAAGCCTGGCACGGTGTACATCTGGCGAATGAAGAAGCCCCCGGCGGTGCCGTCCGTGCGGACGCTTGAGCTCCTGCAGATCAAGCTCGCGCGGGAGGCCGAATGAATCAGCCCGCATTCCCTGCTGAACTCTCCGGTCGCGCGCAGTGGCTAGTCTGGCGCCTGGTCGACAAGCCCGGGCAGAAGAAGCCCGCGAAGATGCCCTACTACGCCGACGGCGGTATCCGACAAGGCGTGCAGGGTAGCCCCGAGGATCGCGCCCGGCTGGTCACCCTCGAGCAGGCATGGGACGCCGTCGGGCGCCTCGGAGCCGACGGGCTCGGTTTCGCGTTCCTGCCCGGCGACGGGCTGATCGGAATCGACCTCGACGCGGTCGACCGCACCGAGCGCGAGCCGCTCACCGAGCGCATCCTCACCGCGTGCTGCACGTACGCAGAATGGTCGCCGTCCGAACGCGGGATCCATATCATCGGCCGGGGCACGGCGAAGACGATCAAGTCCAACGAGATCGGCGTCGAACTGTTCTGCGGCCGGCAGTTCTTCACGATGACCGGTAACGCGCTGCAGCATGCTTCAATCCGCCCCGACGTCCAGCCGATCGCCGACGGCGCGATCCAGCTGATCACCGACGCCGTGCTGGCCGCGCGCACCCGACCGGCGCCCGCACCACCACCGATGCCCGCCACGGCGGCGTCAGCAGCCCCACAGGCGCGCGTTGGCGGCTCGGTGGACCGATACGTCACCCGAGCATTCGACGCGGCTGTGGAGCGCGTGAAGATCGCCGCCGAGGGCGGGCGCAACGACACGCTCAACCAGGAGGCCTATGGGCTCGGCCGCCTGCTGCATACCGGCCTGCTCTCCGAGCACCGCATCGTCGCCGAATTGACTCAGGCCGCAGCCGCCTGCGGGCTGCCGGCCGGCGAGGCCGCCGCGACCATCCGGTCGGGGCTCACCGCTGGCGCACAACAGCCGCGCGTGATCGAGGAACGGTTCGACCGGCGATCGGTTGACCCAAGCGCTGCAGCACCGGCCAGCGTGGACCCGACGACCGGCGAGATCCTGCCGCCGCCCGCCGCCAACGACAACGCGCCGGTGGACTTCGGGGCCGTGGACTGGCTGCGCCCGTTCCCCGACACCGACAACAAGGGCAAGCCGCTGGCGACGATCGCGAACGTGCTGGAGGCCTGCCGCCGCCTGCGCGTCACCATCCGCTACAACGTGATCGCGAAGGAGGTCGAGCTCATCATCCCGGGCGCCGGGTTCTCGATCGACAATCAGGCGAACGCCTCGCTCGCGTGGCTGATCTCGGCGCTCGAGAAGTTTCGGGTGCCCACCGGCAAGGTGGACGAGTATGTCACCTACCTCGCCGACCAGAACCCCTACAACCGGTGGCGAACTGGATCACCAGCCAGCCGTGGGACGGGCAGTCGCGGTTCGATGCCCTGCTCCACACCATCTGCTGCGAGGCCGAGGAGGACGATCCGGCGGTCGCGCGGCGCAAACGGTCGATCCTGCTGCGATGGATGATCTCGGCCGTCGCCGCGGCGTTTCGCCCCAACGGCGTGTCGGCGCACGGCGTGCTGGTGATGCAGGGCGAGCAGTACCTGGGCAAGACGGCGTGGTTCAAGAGCCTCGTCCCGGCCAGCCTAGGCGTCATTCAGGACGGGATGCTGCTCAAGGCCGACGACAAGGACAGCGTGAAGCAAGCCGTGAGCTTCTGGCTGGTCGAGCTCGGCGAACTGGACGCCACGTTCAAGCGGTCGGACATCGCGCAACTGAAGGCGTGGCTGACCCGCGACAAGGACGTCCTGCGGGCAGCCTATGCGCGCCGGGAGTCGAAGTACGCGCGGCGCACGGTGTTCTTTGCGAGCGTGAACCCCCGCCAGTACCTGCACGACCCGACCGGCAATCGGCGCTACTGGACGCTGTCATGCGTCGGGCTGAACCATCAGCACGGGTTGAACATGCAGCAGGTCTGGGCCGAGATCTACCAGGCGCACTACCAGCAGGGCGAGTCCTGGTACCTCACGCCGGAGGAGATGGCCGACCTGAACGAGGCGAACAAGGCGCACGAGGTGCTCGACCCGGTACAAGAGCGGCTGACCAGTCACTACAGATGGGACGAGCCGGAGTCGCTCTGGAGGTGGATGACCGCGACCGAGGTGATGCTCGAGATGGGGTTCGACCGGCCGTCGCGGGCCGACGTCACGAACTGCGGCCAGCTGGTCGGCGACCTGAACAGCGGCCAGCGGCGCCGCAGCAACGGGCGAAACCTGCTGCGGATGCCCCCGAAACCCCTGCCAGGGGCGTAGGTTGCACTGGGTTGCACTGGTGGTTACCCTGACCAAAAAGTGTTTAAAATCAACGTGTTCTCTATATAGTAGTGTATAGTGTAGTGTAGTGTATGTATGTATATATAGGAAGGGTTGCCGTGAGTACACGAGGGCTCTAATAGCACTCCGGCACTTCGTACACTGGTTGCACTGGATACACTGGTTGCACTGCCTGCTGGCAGAAACGGAGGCGCCATGTTCAAAGTCGAAGTGGATCAAGACGCGCTGCAGCGCATTCAGGCGCAGATCAACGAGTTCAGTCCGCGCAGGTTTCGAGGCGCGGTCGCGACGGCGCTGACGCGGACGGCGAAAGCGGTGCGCGACAAGCTCAAGGAGAAGGCGCCTGCGGACATTGACCGACCGACACCATTTACCATGCGGACGTTCTTTTTTCGCGGGGCGAACGCGAACAAGCTCGAGGCGCGCGTCTGGTTCGGCAATGAGTACGGCGAGGGCGGCGAGAAGGGTCGATTCCTGACGCCGATCGTCGAGGGGGCCGGGACGCGGCGATTGAAGCGATTTGAGCGTGCACTGATGAATGCAGGCGTGATGCCGCCTGGGACGTTCGCGGTGCCCGCCTCCGGCGCCAGGCTGGACGCCTACGGCAACGTGCAACGCTCGCAGATTGCCCAGATCGTGTCGCAGGTCGGCACCGAGCTCACCGCGGGCTATTCGCGCACGCTGCGGCGCAGGCCGGGCGAATCAAATAAGCGGTGGGGCACGCGCAGGAAGCAAGCATTCGGCAAGGCCGGCGGCCAGTACTTTGCGGTGCGCCAGAGGCGCGGGAAACTTCGCCCTGGCATCTACCTTGCCAAGGGGAGATATTTCGGCGCGTCGCTGGGCTATGGGCGCAGCGGTCAGATTTCGCTGGTGCTCGCGTTCGTGCCGAGAGTGAGCTATCGCAAGCAGTTCTACTTCTACGAGATTGCGGAGCAGGTATCGCAGCGCGAGTTCGGGAAGCAACTTGAGATCGCCGTCGAGCAATCGGCCGCTAGGCTGGCAGCGAAAACCAGCGGGTCAGTCTTTCGCACGAACCCCTGAACATGGCGCAGTCTTTCGCACGAACCCCCGAACCTGACCGCCAGCTGACCTTGATGCGTCGCAGCATGTCAGCCAATCGACCAAAACCTGCCGATCGCGTCTGATGCCGGACAGTCTTTCGCACGAACCCCCGAATCCGCCCCAGTCTTTCGCACGAACCCCCGAATGTAAGTGCTTACTAACCATGGTGCGGCGCACAATGTCAGCCAGCGGGCATAAAAAGTAAGTGCACACTAACGTACGCACGCCATCCGGCCGGCCTGGGGGACCGGTAGACGAGCGCACGCCATCCGGCCGGCCTGGGGGACCGGTAGACGAGCGCACGCCATCCGGCCGGCCTGGGGGACCGGTAGACGAGCGCACGCCATCCG